GAAATGCCCAGAGGCCACCGTTAAATCCTTTCTTTAATGCTGACATAATTAACCCGCGTTTAATGTACCGTGTGCTCTACGTATCTCACGGAGTGCCTCAAGGTTCATATCCTTGGTTCCTCCATCATAAGCATGAGCATATCCTTCAGCAATCATCTGCTCATTGAGCGAAACAATTTCTTCATTAATATATAGCCATCCCAATAGACGACCATACTTACCCTGACCACCTACCAGTTCAGTTCTGATAGTAAGTTCATCTCCTTCACCTGCAATAGTATCTTCTAATTTTTTCTTTAACCAATTAGTAGCATCTATTCCCAGTTCCTTCTCTTCCAGGTTTCTTGTTCTCTTCTCTGGCGTATCAACTCCTGCAACTCTAACTCTTTCTTTCTTGAATAAATCAAACCCAAGATCAATGGTGACATCAATAGTATCCCCGTCAAGAACACGATTAATCTCTGTCACTCGGAAATTGTAACAACTCTTTCGACTCGGTGGTGTCAGTCCCGCCATTAAAATATTCTGCAAGTGCATTATTTATATCGAATTCAGGATCATTCATTGATTGCTCCAACTCCCACTGCCTCATCTTGCCCATCCAATTGTTGATCGTCGCACTGTTGTCTGGTAGCATCCCATCGTAGGGTTGCTGCTTCTCCGGCCATGCCATCGCTGGGTTCGGGATCAGTAATAGTAATGGGATTAGGATACCAATCATCGTACTTAAAAATGTAATAAAGAAATAGTGCTACACCCACTACGAGTATAGCACACATTATATTAACTGACCATACAAAATCAGAGGAGTATTGCACCGATTACAAATCCTTTAGCGAATGAGACACAGAGCATCTGGTAATCAGTTAGGTTAAATTTATCTTGAACTTTCTTAGCAAGGTTACGATCCCATGCTACTACCTTGTCGAAATACTTTTTCATTACACTGGCTTTTACTACAAGTATATTTACCCGTTTGAGAAATGTAACCTTTTTGTTGTCAAAAGCACACAAATATGCTATATAGTATAGGGAAAGAAAAGGAGAAACAAGATGAAACTAAACTCCTTTGTTATGAGGTCCAAGTAGTCCAGTTTAGTGGAGGTATTTAATTATGATTGTCAACTACAATCAACTTGCAGGATGGAATAGTCACGCAGAAGGATTTAAGTTCAGTGTAGAAAACGAACAAGACACTAAAATCAATGACTATTACGAATGCTTGATTGAATGTGAAGACGATGCCTCAAGTTGCAAACGTATCTGTAAGGAGGTCTTACTATGAATCTTGCTAAGACATTCACCCACCCTCATCCACCTTAGCGAACAAAAGAGAATATTTACTAACCCCTCCCTTGAGGGGTTTTTTATTGCGCTGCTGCTGCCAACGCTTCCATTCTTATAAACTGTTCGTTTCTGTTATAGAAGAGAGTATAATTATCCGTAATCAAATAGTATCCATCAATATCTTTTCCATCATCAGTATAACCATAACCCCTAACCCTTTCTTGTACGCCATCAATACGCAGTTTCTTACTACCATTTCTAACGTAAGATTCGTACTTCTGGTCTAGGTTAATCATGGGATCCGTGGTGGTAATGTCTTGAGACTATAACATAGTCTGGTTCTATTATGTATATTCTTAATAGTCTCTTTAGATTACCGCACCTCAAAGTCAAGTTTCTTAACTTTTCTCTTGCGTCTTTCCTCTTGCCACTGTAAATCCTGTGGGGACAGTGACTCATCCTTAATTCGCTTACTAGTATTTAACATCACAACCTTAGACATATCACGGGCTGTAATATTATCCTTTGTAACAGTCGTCATATTTGGACAACCGCACGACTTTGCTCTACTAGAGGTTCCCTCTAGTTCTTTGCCGCATGAACGGCATCTTACACTTACCATTTCTCTAGGCTCCTATCCAACCTGCATTTGGTTCTTTTTTTCCAATCATTCTCTTTGCTGTTGCGGAAATAATATCCATTGCTTCATCTAAAGTATCTGCATCTCCTGTTTCTTGTCTAGTCGCACCCCAATTTCGTGGTGTGTCGGTTATGCACCAACGCCACTTTTTCATATCTTCACTATACCAGAGGTGGACTCTCATTTAGGTACTCCAAAGTTGATTTATAATCATTATCAAATAACTCTAACCCCTTATCAGTTAGAACATGCTTATACATCTTCTCAAAGACTGCTGTAGGCATGGTAACAATGTCTGCACCATACTCAAATGCTCTACCTACATCCCTTACACCTCTCAAGGATGCTGCCAGAACCTGAGTTCTTACAAAGTGTTCTTTGAAAACATTAACAATATCTTTAACAAGACATAACCCACCAAAGGAATTGTCATCAACCCTACCAACAAAAGGTGAGACATATGCAGCACCTGCTTTAGCAGCAAGAATTGCTTGTGCTTGTGAAAAGATAAGAGTTACATTTACTCTTATATTCTCCTTAGCAAGTTCATGACATACTCTTAATCCATCTGGAGTACAAGGAACTTTGATAGTTACACAATCTCCAAACAAATCTACTAAGCGATGTGCTTCTCTAAGCATACCAATTACAGTATTATCAACTACTTCCATACTGATATCAGGGATACCCAATGATTTAAGTTCGCCATAAACATCATCAGGTTTACGATGCGACTTTAATATTAAAGAAGGATTAGTTGTCACACCATTAATTAATCCAGTGCTATAATGCTTCTGGATTTCTTGGCAATCAGCAGTGTCTAAAAAGATTTGCATTATGATACGTGAATAACTCCTTTCATTCCAGCACCTGCATGAGGTTCACACTGGAACTCATAGTCTCCTGGATCAGTAAAGGTTACATCAAAACTCTCTCCACCTAGAAACGAAAGGTCTGAGTGTGATAGTTCTGGATGATCTGCTACTACCATATTATGTGGTGGTAGATCTCCATTAATAAATGTAACCGTTTCTCCAGCAGAGATAGTTACTTCGTTTGGTTCAAAGACTAGGTTGCCACCTGAACCCATTGTTATGTCTACTGCCCATGCAGGTAGAGCAAAGAACAATGTAATTAATGCTGTGATTAAAAGTTTCATATGTTATATATCAGGATTGAAGTAATCCTTACGCATGTAACGCCCTAGAATGTTAGAATTATAATACAAAGGGTTCTTTCCGTCAACCGTTTCTGTTAGCACATTATTAAGAAACAGTTGCTTAGTCTCCTCAAAATTTACTTTTCCAAGGGTTCTGTGGAGGGAGATGATTTCTCTACGGAATGCACTATTCCCCAGAAGTTTCCTGTCTGCTGCAAGTTCCTTAGAACTTCCGTAGTATGTTTTCCAGTCACTCTCACTCGTAACTTTGCGTCTTGCACCTCTAGGCTTTCTACGCTGTGTAAAATACTTTCGTCCGATGTATTTCCTGCCGTTCTGAAGATTAGTAATGCAGTAGACAAAACCGAAGAAATCGTTAATGTCGTCAGAAGTAAAAGCTGTGCCTTGATAGGTCCAGGCATTTTCATATATGCCTTCAGCCACGCTGGTCTCTGTGGAGGTCGCCATCCCATAATTTTCATTCCATGTCTCCTATTTAGTTCAGCAAGTTCGACTTCGTTAGGAAAGTCTATACCCAAGTTGATACAGTAATCTCAAGACTATTATCATCCATTTCCCACTCTTCATCAACTACAAATCCCATCTCTTTAGCAGTACCATAAATTGTCATCCTTGCATACTGTTGAGTAAGTTTATCTACGAACCTAGTAGGAGGAACATCAAGAGTCCAAGTATCATGGTCAGAATAAAGGTCATAACAATCCGTCTCTGAGTTCCACCTAAACCCAATATCATTTGTGATAGCAACTTCGGCAAGAACCACAGGATGATCCGCAGCGTGGTCAGGATTAGTGATAACAAGTTCCTGATTTTGCTTAACATCATGTCCCATCAATTCAAGTGCTTCAACCAAGTAAGGCCTTTCTTTTATTTTAGTCTTTATGGTGCTGAAGTGAGACATTAACATCCCTCGGAATCGTGAGTAAATTCTTGAATAGTTTCGTCTGCAACTACAGACTGATAATATTCTGGTTTGTGTTGAACCTTAACAACGGTTCCCAGTTTCTCTTCAATTGTTCTAGTCAAGTTGTGACAATCAGTACCTACAACACCAGCAACCTCTTCGATTACAGTGCCATCTTGTTTGATACTGAATTTGATAGTTTGTTGTCCCATTATTTATTAGTAGGGTTAAGTGGTGAAAAGAAATGTTCCTTCATAGAGTAGTCTAAATCCCCTGATCCTTCGTCGATCTTAGGAACTCCTCCAGACTTGACTGACAATTCGGAGGTTCTGGATCCTTGATCCCCTTCATCTTCTTCCAGTCCCCGTGCATTGCTCCCAGTAACCAACTGGATGCTAGGCTGGTTGGGCCCTTCTTTAGAAGTTCGACCTGACTTTTGCTGAGTACCTTCATTTCTAGGTACTCCTCTCTCCAATCCGTCATGCATCCCCCAGTTCCAAAGTTCTC